TTGGGTAATAGAGGTGGACAAAAAGCCCACCCGGATTGGAGGTCAAAATGAGCATTGATAAATTTAACAGCGAGGGTTACTACGACCCAACCGCCTACGAAGCATTATCTGCTATCGAAAAAGAAGAACGGGCGCTTCGGGCATTCAGGCCAATTGTCTATATCTGCTCTCCCTTTTCTGGAGACGTAGAGAAAAACGTAAAGGCTGCACAGCGCTACAGCCGCTTCGCCGTGGACAAGGGCTTCATTCCCATTGCGCCGCATTTGCTATTTCCACAGTTTTTGAACGATGACATTCCAGCCGAACGCCAGCTTGGGCTATTCTTCGGCAACGCCCTAATGAGCAAATGTACAGAGGTCTGGGTATTCGGCAGCACCATCTCAGCTGGTATGTCGGCTGAAATCAAGAGAGCCAAGTGGAAGAACTACCGCTTACGCTACTTTAATGAAAACTGCGAGGAGGTTTGTGTATGAGCACGATTACTGCAATACCGACAGAATATAAAGGCTATCGGTTTCGCTCAAGATTAGAAGCAAGATGGGCTGTTTTCTTCGATGCATGCAGAGTGAAATGGGAATATGAACCGGAGGGCTTTGCGCTCCCTAATGGTCAGTTTTATCTTCCTGATTTTCTACTTCATGGCTGTGACGGAAGAAGTCCTACAGATCTGTATGTTGAGGTAAAAGGAAAAATGACTGAAGCAGATGCTGAGAAAATACTGCAATTTAGCGGAATCAAAGATATTCAATCCTACGAAATCAAAAATCCAATTCTAGTCGTTGCCGGGATTCCTGATGGAGACTGCATTTCTGACATCGAAGACTTCTGCCAGGAGTGGGGGTATTACGGCTTTCCCGGAATAAAACATGGGCCATATCCATTCAACTTTGAAACTATCGACGGAGATTACTTTGTGGCGCACCCCGGTGTAAACAAAAAAGGTCAATTTGAATTGTTCGGTGACGACAGCAACTATACCTATGACCGGGACGATATTGCGACGCTAAGAGCTTTTAAACTGGCACGACAGGCTCGTTTTGAACACGGCGAACGGCCGAGAATTGGGAGGTGCACATAATGCGTGATTTATCCATAGCCTATGGCAACAGCTGTTTTGCTAAGACATGGCCAAATAAAACCGTCACATGGACTGATTTGTGTAGCAGGCTATCGGTTACTATCAGGACAACGGAATCTGTCGAAGAATACCCAAAACTCAAAAAATCCGACAGAGAAAAGATCAAAGACAAGGGCGGCTTTGTTGGTGGCCAGCTAAAAAATAATCGCCGCAAAATCGAAACCGTCGTCTGCCGTTCAATGCTGACGATGGACTTGGATCAAGCTGAAGTTGGTTTTATTGAAAGATTCTGCACAACCTGTAAATTTGCTGCCGCACTCTATACTACACATGGTCACATTCCTGAAAAGCCAAGAGTGAGAATCATCATACCATTTACAAGAGATACGTCCGTTGATGAGTATGCAGCTATTGCAAGGTATTATGCTGCTGAATGGGGCATCGACCAGTTTGACGAATGCTCCTACCGACCGAACCAGTTAATGTACTGGCCAACTACTCCCGCAAATGGCGAGTATATATTCAAGCGCATAGACGGTGCCTGGCTTGATCCAGACGTATATCTTGCTGCACACCCCAATTGGAAAGAGTGCTCGCTACTGCCGACATCTTCTCGGGAAAGTGCTGTCCGAGAAGCTAGCCAGAAACCACAAGATGACCCTCTGGGCAAATCAGGTATCGTAGGTGCGTTCTGTCGTTCATACACCTTGGAGTCAGCGATTGAAGCTTTTCTCTCAGATTTATATGCACCTTCCGTAATGGCTGGTCGTTACGATTACATCCCTGCCGACAGCAGTGCGGGCGTTGTCATTTACGACGACAAATATGCCTACAGCCACCATGCCTCTGATCCAGCTTACGGAAAGCTGCTCAATGCCTTTGACCTTGTACGCATACACAAATTCGGTGATGACGATGAGAAGTCCAGCTATAAAAATATGTGCGACTTCGCGCTCAAGGATGAGGCTGTTGCTTCACTGCTATTGGAGGAGCGCCGTCAGTCCGCTTCCGAAGATTTCATGCCAGGTGAGAATTGGGCTTCCAGGCTAACACGCACAAAAGCCGGTGATGTGGAAAACACTCTCGGCAACCTGCTGCTGATCATGAAAAATGATGAGGCCCTTTCGCAAATCCGTTATAACCGGCTCGCCAACCAAATCTATGCCGAGGATCTGCCTTGGGCGCATACTCACCCAGCTTGGCGGGACGCGGATACAGCCCAGCTTGTGGCTTACGTCGACACCAACTATGGAGAGTTCAGCGCCCGAAACTACGAGCTTGCTCTTACCAAAGTGTCAGATGACAGGGCCTATCATCCGGTTCGTGAATACCTGATGGCACTGGAATGGGACGGCATACCTCGTGACGAGACTGTCTTCATCGACTTTCTCGGAGCTGAGGATACTCCCTACGTTAGAGCGGTTACTCGAAAGACACTCGCTGCTGGAGCTGGCCGTATCCTCGCACCCGGCATCAAGTTTGATACCATCCCAGTTATTATCGGCGGTCAGGGCATCGGCAAGTCCACCATGCTCGCCAAGCTCGGAAAACAATGGTACTCCGACAGCCTTTCCATCTCTGATATGAAAGATAAAACGGCACCAGAAAAACTCCAGGGCAACTGGCTGCTGGAGCTTTCTGAGCTCGCTGGTATCAAGAAAATGGACGTGGAAACCGTGAAGTCCTTCGCCAGCCGTGTCGATGATAAGTACCGCCCCTCCTACGGCAGAGTCGTCGAAAGCCATCCACGCCAGTGTATTATCATCGGTTCCACCAATAGCGATGGCGGTTTTCTTAGAGACGTGACCGGTAACAGACGCTTCTGGCCTATCAACGTAACCGGCGAAGGCACAAGACGGCCTTGGGACATTACCGAATACGAAGTCGACCAGATATGGGCCGAGGCGGTGGTCAACTTTAATGCGGGTGAGGAACTGTTCCTAAAAGGGGATGTAGCAGAGGCCGCTGCAGATGCACAACGTGACGCGATGGAAACCGACGACCGCGAAGGTTTGGTTGCTGCATTTCTTGACACCTTACTCCCTGAGGATTGGGACACCACAGATATTTACCGTAGACAGGAGTATTTCCGCGATCCCGACGATCCTACAAGACCGGTGGGTACCGTGCGCAGAACACAGGTCAGCAATATTGAAATCTGGTGTGAGTGCTATGGTCGGTCGAGGGATTCTATCAAGAAATCTGACTCCTATGAGATCGAGGCCATTCTTCGCAGCATCGGCAATTGGGAAAAGTACTCCGGCAATAAGACCGGCAAGCGCATTATCCCCCTTTATGGTGTTCAACGTGTCTATCTGAGGTCGGAATAATTGCCCAACCTTGCCGATTCGCACTTCGGCACAAACCATGGGCAAGGCTTGCAGCCCCCGAAATTACTATAAAAGCTCGTTGCCTTGCCGGTATTGCCCATAAACTCCTACTCCTTTTCAATTCATAAAAATAGTAGTGCAGCCTGAGCGTATATATGCGCGCGTAGGATTTATAGGAACAATGAGCAAATGGGCAATCATCGGCAATGGGCAAGAAAAATGGAGTGAAAAATGAAAGAGAAAATCATTGAGCAAAAACTGGTGAAAGCAGTGAAGGACATGGGTGGCATCGCACCAAAGTTCACGAGTCCTGGATTTGACGGGATGCCTGACCGCATCGTACTTCTACCGGGCGGTCATATGGCTTTCGTTGAGGTCAAGGCTCCCGGCGAAAAGCCCAGACCGCTTCAGCTGGCAAGGCACAATTTACTACGTGGGCTTGGCTTCAAGGTTTATGTCCTTGATGACGAGCAGCAGATTGGAGGGCTTCTTGATGAGATTAGAGGTGGTACCCGATGTTGAAAATTTATAAATGCGACTGGTGCGGAACAGAATTTGAACGGCTGGATTGTTACATGAAAGGGAAAAAACACGCATTCTGTTCACGACAATGTTTAGCGGCTTTCAGCAATAAAAGCAAGAACCCTACTGGTTATGCAACATTAAAGAATTTCACCAATATCAGCTATCATATGACAAAGCTCAATGAAGTCATGAACCCCACAAGGATGACTATTGAGACCAGAAATAAACTACGAAAAGCTCATCTCGGTATGGGTGAATGTAACGGTTATTCGAAAATTTATGGAAAACTCGCCCATAGAGTTATTGTGGAACAGTTGTTAGGCAGATCTCTTACTTCCGAAGAAGTCATCCATCATCGCGATGGAAATCGGTATAACAACGTTCCAGAAAATCTTGTTGTGTTTCCTACAGCCGGTGACCATACCAGATTTCACAACGAATTCAGATGGTTTATACGACAATTGAAGCAAATACAGGAGGTCGAAGATGCCGACACGAAATGACCTCCACTATTATCAGCAGTTCAGTGTTGATTTCATTGAGAAGAACCCAATATCGGCCATCTTTCTTGATTGTGGATTAGGGAAAACGATTATCACGCTGACGGCACTGAACGACCTGTTATTTGACAGCTTTGAGGCACACCGTATTCTGGTGATCGCACCACTGCGAGTGGCACGGGATACATGGCCTGCTGAAGCAGATAAGTGGGATCATCTCCAGAACCTCATCTGCTCCGTTGCAGTCGGCACTGAAGCAGAGCGTCGTGCGGCCCTTATCAAACCCGCTGATATTTACATCATCAACAGAGAAAATGTCCAGTGGCTCATTGAGGAAAGCAAGCTGCCATTTAACTTTGATACTGTCGTTGTTGACGAGCTATCCTCCTTCAAGAATTATCAGGCTAAGCGCTTCCGGTCTCTGATGAAGGTACGACCTAAGGTCAAGCGCATCATCGGCCTCACGGGTACCCCTTCCGCAAATGGCCTCATGGACCTCTGGGCTGAGTTTCGGCTTCTGGATATGGGTGCCCGCCTCGGACGGTTTATCAGCCACTACCGACTGGATTACTTCCAGCCAGATAAACGTAACGGACAGGTCATCTTCAGCTACAAGCCTCTGCCCGGAGCTGAACAGCGCATCTATGACAAGATCTCCGATATCACCATTTCCATGAAGTCTACCGACCTTTTGAAAATGCCGGAGCTGGTCAGTAGCGAATACACCGTCCGCCTCTCTGATGAGGAGCGTAAGCGTTACGACGAGTTGAAGCAGGACCTCGTACTGCAACTTCCTGACGGAGACATCACTGCTGCTAATGCCGCCGCGCTCACCGGCAAGTTATGTCAGTTGGCTAACGGTGCGATCTACACCGAAGATGGCGACACCTTCTCCATCCATGACCGAAAGCTGGATGCACTGGAAGATATCATCGAAGCCGCCGGTGGCAAGCCAATTTTAGTGGCGTACTGGTTCAAGCATGACCTTGCCCGAATCACGGATCGTCTACAAAAGCTTCATGTACCGTTTTCCAAACTGGACAGCCCCGACAGTATCCGTAAGTGGAACACTGGCGAACTGCCCGTAGCTCTGATCCACCCCGCCTCTGCCGGTCACGGTTTAAACCTTCAGAGTGGCGGTTCCTGCATCGTCTGGTTCGGGCTGACCTGGTCACTGGAATTATATCAGCAGACCAACGCCCGCCTATGGCGACAAGGGCAAAATGCCGAAACGGTTGTGGTGCAGCACATTGTGGCCAAAGACACCATCGACGAGCGGATTCTGAAGGTGTTATCCAAGAAGAACAGCACCCAAGCCGCTTTGATTGATGCTGTAAAGGCCGATCTGCAAGTCTGAGACAATCAACGACAATCCGTGCCAATCCGAGATAAATAAAAATCCGGAGGTACAGATTATGGACCCTTATCAAGAATTAGCAAACGCCATTGTTATGCAAGCAGTCAAGGATTATCGAATCGCTCTTCTTCATTCGAAGAAGCGTCCTGATAACAATGGCTACCAAATTGAAGTGGCATCGTTAGAGCTGTTCTTCCGTTCCGGTTGGTTTGGAGAACTCACAAGTCTGAATGCCGAGTACCTCATTCGAAGAGTTAACGAGGAGGTGCAAAGGAATGACCGCTAAAGAGTATTTATCACAGGCTTACCGCCTTGATCAGAGGATTGCCAGCAAACTCGAAATGGTGGAATCCTTAAATGAGTTGGCAATGAGATGTACCACCACCATAACAGGTATGCCTCGCAACCCCAGCAAAAGCACCTCACCGATGGCGGACACTGTTCTAAAAATCATTGACCTTCAGGACGAGATCAACAGAGATCTTGAAAGCTTGGTGGATCTTAAGCGTGAGATCAGTCTTGTTATCCGCGAAGTAGAATACAACGAATATCGAACGATTCTGGAGAAGCGATACATCAGCAATAAGTCTTGGCCAGAAATTGCTGTGGAGCTCGGGTATAACCTTCGCCATCTTTACCGATTACATGATGCAGCGCTAAACAAAGTAAGAATTCCTGAAGATGTCACTGTATGTCACTATTAGTCCCAAGGCAATCATGTTAATGTTAAGGTAGCGAAAAGCATCAAGGCGAAGCCTCGCGGGAGAAATCCTGTGGGGCTTTTCTTATGCCCCGAAAGTGAGGTGAACCCATGCCATATAAACCAAAGCGTCCCTGCGCCTACCCCGGCTGCGGTCGGCTCGCTGAGCGCGAGCAATACTGCGCCGAGCATCAAAAGGTCATGGACAAACAGTACAACCAGTATGAACGAGACCCCAAGTCCAACAAACGCTACGGCAGAAGCTGGAAGCGCATCCGCGACCGGTACATCAAGTTGCATCCTCTTTGTGAGGAGTGCGAGAAGCAAGGCAAGCTGACGCCTGCCGAAGAGGTCCACCACATCCTTCCGCTCTCTAAAGGCGGCGGCAATGAAAAGAGTAATCTGATGGCTCTTTGTAAATCCTGTCACTCCCGAATTACCGCTGAAAGCGGTGACCGGTGGGGGTAGTAAGATCTCAAAAACTATTCAAAACGGACAGCGGCGTGGGGCTTCGTGTTGAAA